GGTTTTTCAACTTTTGAAAAATACAACTTTGTAAAATTCAACTTTTGAAAAATACAACTTTGTAAAAACCGTAAGTTGTAAATCAATCACCAACATTTCCTGTGGATAACTCTTTTTCTAAATTATTAACCCAGTATTCCCAATAACTATCACTTATGGGGATATCTTGAATTAATGGATAATTTTGTATCCCTTTACCTCGCCCTAAACTTTTACGGTAAACACGGATGTAACCTGCTTTCTTTAACTCTTCAAAAGCGTTTCTATGAGCCTCTCTACCATTTTTAGATCGCTGAGAAACTTCCTCAAGATAAGGCTTCCAGGTTTCCTTGTTAGTCATGAGCACCCATAGCAACCCCTTAGCTTGTAGGCTTAGTTGCCTATTTTGAGCTGAATGGCTGTTCATCCGTGTATAGTTTTCATGAGTGTTTCTCTGAATGTACTGCATACCTCATATTTAAGCCCCTTTCTGTAACTCTCGCTTGTTCATGCCTAAAGCAATGCCATAGTAGGAATGACCAGCAGGGATGACATATCCTGTAAGATCGTCAACTTGGGAACCATCTGCCATGATGTTGATAATTCTAGGTTCCCATTGCTTTTTTTGTCGATTCATGGTATAATCTCCTTATAGATTTTTCCTAGTTCCTGATCTCCTGTCAGGTACTTTTTTTATGCTCGAATTGCATTCGCTGTCTGGATTTCCTGCCGTAACTCAAAATCTGGTTGCCATTGTCTGATAAAAATAACTGCATTTTGGTATTCTTTGGCAGGGATTTCTTTGCGACGGACTCCAAACTGCTTTCGAATGTCCTTATTAATCGACGAATAGGCACGGCCTCGGATTGATCTATCCTGATAAGCTGGTGCTTGCTTCCCGTTCAGGAATCCGACAACGATTTTATTTACTTCTTCGGTTAAGACCGTTTCTTGAACCGCATTAACCCGCATTGTATCTTCAAGGTTCGTAATGCGCTCTTCGTGATTCTCAATGCTATCTAGCATCTTCCGCATTACGCCGATTTTTTGTAGTTGATTTTGATGATCTCTGCTTTGACCTATGATTTCCTGTGTCATAAGATTTCTCCTTCCAAAATTTCATTTCGTGGCTGTCCTAAGATTGTATTAACGTCGCCTAGTAGTATCTTCAACTGACTAGCAAACGTCTCAACTTCGACCTTTAATTGAGCATTTTTAGGTAAGACGGATTGAATATCTAAATAAGCGACACCTCCAAAATTTGCTAGGAATTGATTCCCTTTTTTCAGAAAGGCAATGGCTTCTTTGGTGCTGGCTATTTCTTTCTGTTGCTCGTTTAGCTGGCCCCTTCCTTGCTCAATGGCCCGTTCAATGTCATCATACTTATTAGCTTTCTCCCGCTGTTCTGATAATTGGTTTAGCTGTTGTTCAAGAAATGCGTTTCTTTCGGCATAGGCTTCTGATTCTCTCGCTTTCTGGATAGCTTCTTGATAGTCAGGCGGTGTGACTTGGACTTCCTTGATAACTTCTTTAAAGACCTCTTTTGGCTGAGACTCAGAAGCTTCAAGCTCTGCTATTCGGCCAAGAGCCTTAGAGAATTTCTTCTTAACTAGCTGTAACTCTCTGACGGTCAATCTGTCACCTTGTTCTAGCCTGTTGATTTGGTTCTTCTGTTCTTCTTCTGGTAGACTCGCAATTAGATACAAGGCAGTTGTTCCTAAATGGTGCAACGTTGCACTATTTGGCAATTCGTTTGCAATCTTCATCATTCGTTTAGCTGATGTGTGGTCAATTTCGACCTTTCTTAGCCAGCTCATAAACTGCCCATGCGCCAAATCATTTTCTTTAACGTGATTTAGTCTTCTGCCAATTTCCCAAATGGATTGTCCTGCAATATTCTTGTGATGATTGATTTCAAGCTCAATCTGAGATAGGTTATTTGATAATGCTATTTCTTGCACTTGTTTTTCCTTTCTCCTGTGATATAATTTAGTTAGTTGTTTTTCTAAGCGCCCGGCTTCTGTTGGGTGCTTTTTTGCTATAATTGACTTATCCTAAACGAAAGGAGGATAAATAATGATTACTTGTCACATCATGATTGATGGTCGTGTTGAACCTCTACCAATGACATTGCCCGCTGTTCCTACTATCGGTTCTGTCATTGCTAAGTCAGCAGATCATAAATCTGAGCATTACTTGGTGAAATGCGTTGAGTATGTCGATGGACATGATACTGTCAATCTACATGTTCAACCATTTCCTAACCAAATCAGTGCTGTCAACGCTGTTGATGGTTTCAGGAACAGTAGATAGTTCTACTATCTTGAACCAATACCTGTCTAGCACCTTTTTATCAACATAGACCGCTTGTTCGCATAAACCGATGTGTCCATCAACGACTATCGCCCTGCGGACAAGTAGGTCTTTTTCGTTTTCTAGTTCGATTCGTCCAGCGATGTCACCAGAGATTTCAAGGTATTTGCCGACTAAACTATTTTTCATGTTTGCTCCTTTCTAGCCTGGTAGCAATTCCTGGTTAAGAAATTTATTGATGAAGTACTGCTGCCCTTTCCCAGTTACGAGTGGTGTCTTGCTCACTGTGATGTGGCCGTCAGCGTGCGTGATACTTGTTTCTTTAACCCGAATAAGCCCCATTTCTACACTCTTCTGTGTTGGCATGTTCCAATCACGTCTGTTGCGCTTAATTAGATATCCATGAGCTCGTAACCAGCTAAACAAGCGATTAGCTCCGATTTTACAACCGTTTTGGCTGATTAATTTCGCCAACTCCCCAACCAAAATAGAAGAGTGGCTTGCGCTTACCGCGTCTGCAAATAAGACTTTAGGTTTATCTGCCTCAATCTGTGTTTCAAGTTTTTGAATTTTCTGATCAGCTATAAGTAAGGCTCTTGCCATGATTTTTTCTGGGCTGTTAAAATCTTTTTCAACTTGAATGAAATACTGCCGTACCTCTTTACCTCGATCTGTTCGTTGGATCATAGCGATTTCTTTTGCCATGTCTAGCTTGATGACGTGATCTACTTGATTAGTTGAGTTTCCTTGAGCTGTTACTCTTTTTTGAGTAATAGCTAGATAGTCTTGATTTTCAATAAAACCGTATTCTGTCATACGATTAAACCAATCATTGTATCGAGTTTTGACTCCCAATGCCTCATGTAACTGTCTACCAGACACGACTGGTTCCTGGCTGTCATTCAATGTTACGTTGATGAGTTCGTTCATGTGATCTCCTTTCTAAGTTGTTGTTTTCGCAACTTTTAGAGTAAAAAAATACTACTAGAAATCTTCCATCTTGACACCTAGTAGCTCTGCTAACTTGCTTGCTTCTGAGAATGTAAAATCTCTGCCTCGGTATCGGTTAAGTTTCATGCTTAACGTTGACTTATCCATATCTAATTTTTCAGCAATATCTTTCTGCTTCAACCCTTTTGAAACTATAATTCCTTTTAAATTATGATATGGTTTATCTAGCACTAAAGCGCCTCCCATGTAACCCCTCCTTTCTAAGTTGTCGTTTTCGCAACTTTGTTTTATGAGTCTAGTATACACTCTATTTTTTTCATTGTCAACAACTTTTTTTATTTTTTTCCAAAAAATTTGCGATAACGCAACTTTTATGGTATTATCTTAGTAGATAAGGAGTAACGATCATGATAGGAAATAGAATAAAAGAGCTTAGAAAAAATAACGGCCTAACTCTTGAAGAATTGGCTGATGCGTTAAATAAGAATTACCCTGATACTATCAATTTTAATAAGGGAAAAATTTCTAAATGGGAAAATAACAAAGAAGAGCCTAGACTTTCATCTGTTAAAATCCTTGCTGATTTCTTTGATGTGCCATTAGATTATTTTAACGGTATTGATTTAGCTGAGACTGAAATATTACCTATCTACAGCAAACTCTCAAAAGATAGACAAGAAAAAGTTTTGTATTTTGCTAAAGAGCAACTTGAGGAGCAAGAGGCTTCCGTTGTTCCCTCTATTTTCGAGAAATCTCAAGATGACAATTACATCACTGACTACGTAGAGGGGTTAGTAGCTGCAGGTCATGGTACTTTCCAAGAGGACAACCTACACATGGAAGTAAGACTGAGATCCAATGATGTACCTGACAAGTATGATACAATAGCTAAAGTAGCTGGCGACTCAATGGAGCCACTTATAGAAGATAACGATCTATTATTTATTAAGATTACTAGTCAGGTAGACATCAATGATATTGGTATCTTCCAGGTAAATGGCAAAAACTTTGTTAAAAAACTTAAAAGAGATTATGATGGTTCCTGGTACTTACAAAGCCTTAACAATAGCTATGAGGAAATCTATCTAACAGAGAATGACGACATCCGAACAATTGGAGAAGTCGTTGAAATTTACAAAAATTAAAAAGATGTGCAATCACTGAACCACACTAAAAGCTGGGAGGAAAATATGAAAAAGGTAACACTCGCAACAATCGCAGCACTCACTCTATTATTGACTGGGTGCAGTCAGCAAGAAGCAGATACAGACCAAGGCCAAGAAGAAACAACCGAGCAAGTGACAACCGAGTCTAGCACTGAAAAATCAAAAAAAGAAAAGGCTTGGGAGTTAGTAGATAAGGCCAAGGCCAAAAGCAAACAGGAAAACCAAGGCGAGGAACAGTACAGAAAGGCTACTGGACAAGTCAGCACGGTTAGACCGCTACTAGATCAGTTCGCAAACTCTTATAAACAATGGATTGACTCTAGTCAAATGGAAGTATACTATCGCAGTGATAGAGTGGCCGTATTGCTACCAGTCACATCGTCTGAATTAACAGACGACCAGCTACATCAAACCGCGGACGGCCTACTTAAAATTAAAAATGACGTGGAAAAAACATATAAAATCACCGACAAAAATTTTACAGCACCGCCTATTTATGTACATGATACGAACGAGGTTCAGCTTGCGCACGAAGAGAACGGCGCAATGGTCTACGACAAATAAAAAAGCCCCGCGCTCAAATTTTGGTCGAGGAGAGCGTGAGGTTTGAAAATTGTATAGCAAAACACCTAATTCTTAGGCTGTTTTACTATACTCTATTTTATCATAGAATGGAGTAAAAAAATGGAAAAAATTGATAGACCATCAAAAGAAATTATAGAAAACCTATACCACAATCAAGGTCTTACTCTTGAAGAGTGTTGCCAAAAGCTGGGGATAAAATCCCCTATCACACTCAGAAATTGGATGAGGGAACTTGGTATAAAGACTAGAGATGTAAATAAATTGAACTCTCTAGAGTACAGGTTGGGAATAACGGAAAATGAACTTAAAACTAAGCTAGAGGCTATGTATTTCCAAGAAAATAAGGGGTTGAATAGAATAGCTAGAGAGTTAGGAGTTACTCCTACTGTTATTTCTAGGAGGTTTAAGAAATTTGGTATAAAAAAACTTGACCCTGTAACTGCCAAGACCGTATTTGGTTCAGGAGAAAATCATGGAAATTGGAAAGGAGGCAGAAAAATACAAAACGGTTACTATATGGTGCATTGCCCAAGCCACCCTAAGGCAATTTTAGGGTATGTCTATGAGCACAGGCTTGTCATAGAACAACATATAGGACGATACCTAAAGAAAGATGAAATAGTGCATCACAAAAATAGAAATAAACAAGACAACCGACTGGAGAACCTTGAAATACTGACACCGTCCGAACATAATAGAGTGCACCGTGAAGAACTCAATGAAAGCCGTTGGGGGTGAGGATATGTCTAAGGTTGCAATATACATTAGAGTTTCTACTACTGCCCAGTTGGAAGAAGGGTACTCGATAGAAGAACAGAAAGCAAAGCTGGAAAGCTACTGCGATATAAAAGACTGGCACGTTTACAAAGTATATACAGACGGGGGCTTCTCTGGCTCTACAACCGAGCGCCCAGCGCTGGAGCAATTGATAAAAGATGCACAGAGCAAGCTATTTGACACGGTACTAGTATATAAGCTGGACCGGTTGAGCCGTAGCCAAAAGGACACTCTATACTTGATAGAGGATATCTTTTTAAAGAATAATATTGAGTTCGTAAGCCTGCAAGAGAACTTTGACACTTCTACCCCTTTTGGAAAGGCCATGATCGGACTCTTGAGCGTATTCGCTCAGCTTGAGCGGGAACAAATCAAAGAGCGTATGCAACTAGGGAAACTGGGACGTGCCAAGGCTGGAAAATCTATGATGTGGGGCAGAACTTCCTATGGCTACGACTATCAGAAAGAGACAGGGTCACTGACCATAAACCCAGCACAGTCGCTAGTAGTCAAGTACATTTTCGAGCGTTATCTGGCAGGCCGTTCTATTACCAAATTAAGGGACGACTTAAACGAGAAGTACCCAAAAGAAATTAGCTGGAATTACAGAGCTGTCAGAGGGATCCTATCGAACCCTGTCTACTGTGGTTATAATCAGTACAAGGGCCAGCTATTCCCTGGAGAGCATGAGCCCATCATCTCAGAAGACGTATACAAGAGGACTCAAGAGGAGTTAAAAATCAGGCAGAGGACTGCAGCAGAGAAGACTAACCCTAGACCGTTTCAGGCTAAGTATATGCTGTCAGGGCTTGCACAGTGTGGATATTGTCACGCGCCTCTCAAGCTAATAATGGGCGGTATCCGCAAAGATGGCACTAGATTTATTAGATACGAATGCTACCAACGGCATCCAAGGAAGACAGCTGGGGTCACTGTTTACAATAACAATCAAAAATGTCACTCTGGAGCTTATGAAAAGGACGAATTAGAGAAATATATCATTACAGAAATAAGCAAGTTACAGCATGACCATAGCTATATTGAGCAACTATTTAGCGTAAAAGCAAACACTATAGACCGTGATAGCTATCAGAAACAAATTGAGGAGCTGACTAGGAAGCTGAGCAGACTAAATGACTTGTATATTGATGACCGCATCACTTTGGACGAGCTACAAAAAAGGTCCTCAGAATTTATGACAATGAGGACGGCACTTGAGGAAGAACTTAAAAATGACCCAGAAATACAAGGTCAGGAGCGAAGAAATAATATAAAACAGGTACTAGACTGCGAGGATATCGCAAGTATTGATTATGATGGCCAAAAGGTCATTGCTAGGGCATTGATTGACAAGGTACAAGTGACATCTGAGCGGATTGTCATAAATTGGAGAATATAAAGAATTTTACTATCCTTCATTTCAATGAACGTCACTAAAATTCTTCCTTCCGTTATAATAGACAATCCCCAAAATTGCCGTTATAACAGAAAAACCACTCATAACGAGTGGTTTTAAAATATACTGCTATCTCTTTTCATTTCTTCGACTACTGCAAGGGTTCGCATTTTCTCTGCTATGTCACCTTCTGCGATTTCATCTGGACTGTAATAATAATCTATAATCATGCGTTTTTCCATGACTTCGTTATATGGCCCACGCACGACATATAGGTATTCGTCAGTCAGACCCTCTTCGATGTCTGAGGTCAATTCGTTCAGTAGCTCGCTATAGTCGTAGCTAAATGTGTAGTTTCCAGCGTCTATCCATGCTTGAATTTTACAGATAGTGTCAAGCGAGAGATCCTCAAATTTCTTTTGCCCAGACCGCAAGCGAGAAATAGCAGTCTGTGATACTCCTGTAGCTTGCCATAGAGCATAGCCAGAGATAGTCTTGTTCGTCAAGACCATTCTGACACGTTCTGTGTTGATAATCATTTAAAATCTCCTTACACAATATCTTTTTTAGTTTTAAAGCCTCTGTAGTAGCACTTCATTTCATAGTCTAGACTTGTAGCATTGATGAATCTGTATTTTTCAAGATCAAGACTCTCTACTTTTTCAATAATATTGTCAAGATGATTTTGGATAATATCAATGAAGTTAAGTTTGCTTGCTTTCACATTGACAATCAAGTGTCCATTTTCTAAATCATGATATTGATTGTCTGCTGAGTGGTTAGATAAGCGAATTTCATACTTCCCAAAATCTTTATAAGCACTGTCTTTCATGCTAGACAGTGACCATCCATCCAGTTCTTCAAATGCTTGCTCTAATTCATCCATCGCTTGAGCGTATTCTCTGCGTTGTTTATCACTTCTATTAAAGCTACGTTTTCGATAAGCGTTGTATTTACTTTTCCCGTATGCCATTTTGCCTTCCTCTTCTTTTTTGGACGAGGGGAGACTGTCCCCTCATTCTGATTAAATTTCTTCTACTGTAAGTGTCCACCAGCTATAATCAAATTCATTAAAGATTGTTTGCAATTCTTCCAAAGTTTCAACTTCTTCAATGTTTGGCAATTCTTTTTCTGGTTCGTTGTCATGGATCCAGCTAAAATAATCAGCTTCGATCAAGTGGTTTTTTAATTCTTCAAAACTGTTAAAAGTTTCTTCTGTTACTTTTTCGCCTTCATTCATTTCTACAAATTTAATCATTTTTCATTTCCATTTGAGTTCTTTTTGAACTCCCTTTCTTTATCTTGATTAAATTATATCACTATACTAAACGTTCGTCAAGTATTTTTATAAAAATAATTAAAAAAAATTCATTCTGGAACTAGTTTCAGAAAAAAGGCAATAAAAAAAGCCCTCCCAAAATGGGAGGGTTGTATCTTATATGTTTATAAAATTATAGAGTCTCTGGCCATGGGTCGTCTGTGATATACGACATATCAGTGAACCGCAAGTCTCCGATATCACGATCTGTTGGTACTGGGTCATCGAATTGTAAGCGTAGCTGGTTGCCGTCACCCGGCCCGCCTAAATAAAATGTTCCCAAACGTTTGCCCTTGTCATTTGTCATAATACCAAGTTTTGAGCTAGTGGCACGAAAACCGACGGGTATACCGCCGACGTTTAAGATAACCACGTTTCGCTCGCGGTCAGAACCTTGTGGAACGTAGCTGGGCGCACCTCGTCTCACGATCCCAAACCACCCCCAAGATAAACCACCGAAGCCGATCTCTACCGTGGAATTTATACGTCTAAACTCGACATATGCATTGTTTTGGCTCGATGAAATTCTTGGCTTGTGTTTGACATCGCCAAACAATACAGACCAAGCATTAGAGCCAGTTCCAGCAGTTTTCTTGATCCACTTCACCGCTCCGTTTTTTGCTGTCGTATCAGTATAAATCGTACCGATATCTGCATTTAAAGCGTATGGAAAACCTTGTCCTTTCAATTCGCCACTAGCACCACCAGAACCAGAACCGACGGAGCGCTTTAATTCTTCCAAGTCATTCTTGGTAGCTAGCTGTGTAGTGTCCACTACTGGAATTTTCGACTTAGTGACGAACGGGTCACCGCCATTTTTCAGTTTGTCGTCAATGAGAGCATCCAGACCAAGTTCTACGTGCTTGTCTCTAATGTTATTAGTCATTTGAGATTGAAGCGTGGCATAGGTAGGGAATAACTCATAAGCCTTAGCAGTCTGTAGCGCTCCACCTTGATTAGCTTGGATTGTTCCAATATCACGCCCGATAGCTTCTATAGCTTTCTTTAATTTCTCCATGTTTAACCTCCTTAGAGGGTATTTTTGGCAGCATTATAAATCTGTACAAAGTCAGTATTTTCTAGCGTGGTAAATTTCTCACCCAATTCAGTCATTTTAGACACGATCGCACTGTCTGGGTTTTCTCCAGCTTTGATTTTTTCAGCAATCTCTTTGAGCGTATCCAATTCTTCTGGTACACCCTCACCTAAGATAGCAGTCTTCACACCTTGAATTGCAGTGTCAAGTTGTTGTTGCGTGATGCCACCTTGACCGACTTCTGATTTTTCAGCCTTGTTAGCGAGTTGTGTTTTGATATCCTTGATATCAGTACCAACTGCTTGGGCAAATTTGGTCATTCTCTCTGTGTTTAAGCTCATTTATATGTCCTTTCTAAATTTTAGCTAGATTGTATAGTACGGTTAAATCTGGCAATTCTTCTGCTTGTGGCCCATTTGGATGTTCTGCGATATACTTATCGATTTCAGTTTTAACATCGTTCTTGACCAAGTCTAACAACTCACTGCTTGTGTATTCGTCCGCTGATTGTGTGATCTCTAGCGTAGTTCTACGGTCACTAGGGAACACATACCCACCCGCTACCACTTCCACGGTATATAGGCCGATAGGAAGCGGTTTAGCAAGTTTAAACGTGATACCAGAGTTAGTAACCGTTGTATCAATACTAATCTTACCGCTTGCGTTATATAGCGTTATTTTGGCATCTGTGCCGTTTAATTCTTCTACTGGCTTGTGGTCTTCATCGAGCAACTTATACTCAAATAGAGAGGCGCTATCACCTTGTTTGACGATTTTACCACCGCCAACTTGTTTTAGGTTGGTAGAGTTTAATCTCAATGTTCCACCTCGCAATCTAAGCAAATGAACCAAAGTCTGTAACACGTTGCCCGTTCTCGGATTGTCCTACAGCCACGTAGCGACGATTTCCAGACGCTCCAATATATGTAATCCAGATATAACCATCTTTGTCACAGTAGCCGTCATAGTTGATAGTCTCGCCTGCTCCATACACCGCTACAATAGCACCATCTAAGCCAGCCTTGTCACGGACATTGAGAGCAGAAACCTCAACCGTAAATGTGCCGTTTTCTTCTGTGATAGTGCCATCTCCTGTAGTTGTAGCTTGTACAGGCTGATAACCGGCATTATCAAGCGGGAAGTAGAACCAACCTACAATGCCATCAAAATTCCGTGTATTGTAGCGTGCCGGGCCTCCGACGTAGAGACTATCGGCGTTGCCGTCGATATTTTGCTCGATAGTACGCATAGTGTATCCATCGCTATCTTCAATTACTAGACCAGTATGCCCGTATGGATGCCCGAATAGATAGATGGTTTCTTGAACGAATACCGCCCCAGCTCGTGGTTTACTGTCCAGATTTCCCTCTTGGTTATATTCCACCTCATAACCTAAATCACGGGCAGAATTGAGCAAGTCAATAGCATTGCCCCAGAGAGCCTTGCCAAAGAAATTAATAGAAATAGAGTTTGGCAAGTCCACGCATTGGGTCCCGTATGCTCCATCTGCATCCGTTCCGATACCTTGATTAGCCAGACTTTCAGCGTATCCTAAAATGTCATTTAAAGTAGCCATTACTGCTCCTTTCTTAAATCAAAAGCGACTACCCAAAAATAGATAGTCGCTAGTAGAAATATATTAATCTTGGCTAGGTTCTTCATAGCCTAATGCTCGTGTGCTGTCTCCCAACCCAGCGGTAGTAGGGTCTGGAACAATATTTAATGCGTTGAATACTGTTAAACCTACAAGATAAGGGTTTGATACAAATTTACCAAGTAGGGCAAACACTGCCCCCCAACTTGTCAAATCTTCGAATTTGATACCAAAGTAAGCCAAGATAGGCAATACCAAGGCAAGCGCAAAACGTGTTACAAATGCACGGTTTTTAAAACGTACTGACCAGTTAATTTTATTCATGTTATTTCCTCACTTCTAAATTATTGTATTTGTTATAGAGGGCATCAATGTAGCCATTTCCACCCAATTTCTTATAACTCTTGTGCATCTTGTGAATGATATCGCTCTCATGGACTGTGGTATATCCACGGTCGATAGCAGTCGTGATGTCACGCTCTAGCCTTAAATACATAGTGACTAGATGCGCTTCATCATGTACTACTAGCTTGTCATTCACTTCATCAATTTTTTTGTTGTTGTCCTCGCCCACTGCTTGGACGGTTTCGACTGATTTCTGGATTGTGCCTAATTCGTCTTTTAACTCATTAAACTGCTCTTTATTGAGGTTTGCAGACTTAGTAGCCTTCATCCCAAACCAGCCAGTGGCAATCACTCCGAAAGTGGGGGCGAGGTGTGCGATTAAATCAGAGAATGTCACCCAATCACCTCAATTCTAGGCTAGTGGTTGAGTTTCCAAGTCTGTATTTTCTTTAGGTTTCGTCCACTTCCAGACTGCTAACTTACCATTTTGTTCAAGGCTTGCGAGTTGGTCTAGTGTTTCGCCCTGGTAAGTAAAGTCAGAGTTGACTTGTACCATAACACGGTTACCCTCACCATACTGTGCGTTGTGGGTAGCATCTTCAATCGCAAAGATTTCTTGCGATTTGTAAGTCTTACCAGATTGTCCCAAGTCAACCAATTCAAGGCCACGCTTGTAGATTGTTGGATCTAGTGGGTTGTCTGTGTCAGTCACACGGGCTAAGACTGCCCAATCCGCTACTGCTTTAACCTCTGCAATTTTGGTATCTTTTTCAGCCAGCTTCTGCTCGTAGCTTTCAGCTTGTGTGTGAAGGTCTTCTTGCAATTTCTTAACCCCGTCCGCTGGGTTAAATTCGGTTGCAATCTGACCCAATACAGCTTCAATAAGCGCTTCATCTGATTCGCTTGTGCGGTCACCGATTAACACACGGTCAAAAGCCGTATAAGGACTTTCCTGGCGGATTGCGACGAAAGTCCGGTTGTTGTCGTGATACTTGTTTACTACTTTAAAAGTCATATAGATTATTCTCCCTTTTGTGTGTTGGCTACTTCATCGAATAGCTCTTTCAATGCCTCGTCTGCCTCGAGGGTTTGGCTTACTTCGTTTAGTCGTGCTTGTGCTTGCTCAAGCTGTGCTTGCGTTTCTGCTAGCTTCTCTTGAGCTTCCTCGTATAAGACCTTGTAATTTGTAGCCTCTACGATAGCGTTCGCGAGCTTCTGCGCGATATCATTTACAATTTTATCTACTGTGTTCATGCTGTCCTTTCTATAACCCTACATCGTATCTTTGAGGTGAGCCTAAGTTATTGCTTTTAAACCAATCTCTAATATTAATAAAATTTTTATTAATTGCGTTCATTAAATCAACTAGCGAGTGCCTACGAATTGTTAAATCCTCGACATTTCTAATTTCATTTCTTACGCAATCAAAAATAATAGCTTTTGGATCACTCGCATTATACAGCATAGCTATTTCATCGCCGTATAAATTGACGGCTGTCGTGTTGTCGTTTGTGTTCCAAATTTGAATCCCGGCCGATCCATCATCCATTGCCACTCTCTTATTAGAATTTGACATTAAAGCGGTATATGATCCGGATTTGTTAGAAATAGACCCTTCACCAAAAATAAGATATTGGATAGGTTTATTTCTGAATTGGTTTCGGATACCTACTGCGTCATTATTCATTTCAAGCCAACCGGTTTGTAAGTCAAAGTCCGTCACGCCATTCAAGGACGAGAGCTTTCCACCCTTGATAATGTTAGCTGTCAGCCCTTCGGTTGCGACATTTTTAGCCGTCACATTGATCAGATTAGCTTTTTTTGCGTCGATCTCGTCAATGTGAGCCGTGCCGATCTGTGCCTTACCGATCATGGATTTTTTAATCACCCCGTCTTTGATGATGGTCTTCTCACCGACGGAAAGCAAGCCCTCGTTAATTCGGACAGATCCGTCGGGGTTGAGGTTGATTGCTCCCAATACGTCCCCGGCATTATTGAGATTACGGACCGACCAAGAGCCCGCAAGCTGTGTTACTTGCGTCCGGACTGCTTCAATTGGTTCTTCGCTGTCTTCGGGCGCTGGTTGCCATTTGCGATCATTTGAACCTTCGTAGAAATCTAACTCGGTCATAAATAGACCGCCCCATTTCGTCAAGTCAGCTTTCTCATATTCAAATTGCAAGAAGCCTTCGTCAAAATCTTCTACGTTAAATTTAAAGGATTTTTTGACCGCTTGTGAGTTACTAAAGATAGGACTACCAGTGCTACTAAAAATTAATTGCTTTTCTTGGTATTCTGGTACTGCGCCTTTCTTTCGTTTGCAGAAATAAATCTTGAAACTTTTTGAGTTAGCGTCAAAACCAAGCATATTCAGCATATAGTCAGCCCCACGCTTAACGATAAATCGCGGACTTTTAACAACTGCACCCGGCCTTAATTCAAACATTCGCTTTTGACCGTTGAAGTAAAATTGGTGAGCTGTGAAGCTCAAGCGCCCGTTTTCTTCCGTCCAATATTTCAGTCCGTCATCTGCCCGACTATTTCTAAGCATATTTGGTCCGCCTTCCGTGACGTACTTCCCAACTTCCGTTTGAAAGATTTCACTGGACATAACCAAACGTGATAGCTTGTCTGGTGCGTCGGTTTCGGATGTACCGATGATACGCTCGTATAACTTGTTGGTTTCAGTCAGCTTCTGAAATTCTACGGTTTGTCTTGATATTTTAATTTGAGCATCATCTAACTGATGTGTTAAATAACTCAAATCAGCACTTGCACTACCTTTAAAATCATCAAAAGTCTTTTTCGGTACAAAATCAGTCTTGACATTTTGCAAGATTTTGTTATAGATAACCCCGCTGTCTGTCTGGTTGAGGCTTTCCGTTACTTTCTGGTTTAAGTCTGGGCTATTCAAGATAAGCGTCTTAATCTGCTCCGATAACTTGCTAGCGTCTGGTATCGTGCCAGCTTTAACTAAGGCCTCTTGTGCCTTTGCATTAGCCTTCTCAATCTCGATAGCAGTTAGCTTATTAGCTTCTTCTAATTGCTTATCAACCTCTTTCTTGACCTTGTCAACATCTTCGGTATCAATGCGTTTCTCCCACATTGACCCATTCCAGATGTACATTCGGTCATAGAGACCATTCTTCTCAAACCAGATATCACCGACTTTATGCTCGGTTGTATCGTCTGGATGGTTATACCAAACCTTGTTACCTTGTGCATTTAACAGATAGTCTGGTAGGCTATTCTCAAAGTTCTGTTGTGCCTTTGCGATTTCATCGACTTTGCCAGCTAGACCGCTTTGCATCGTGGCACGCACATTCGTACCGATTTCGCCAAACTCTACGCTGGCATTTCGCTCGTTTACAAAGTCATAAGTGATAGTGGTAACTTTTGCAGTTTCATCTGTCAACCCAATCTGTGGATAGTAGATAGGCACGATATCGCATAACTCTAGTTCTTCAATCCAAGCACGGTCTGCATAATCTAGCGTTTTTGCTAAGTCTACATACTCAATCTTGGTATTGATTTTAGGCTTACCGATTGCGTTGCGTTCCATGTAGTCAGTAGCTAGTTTTCGCAACTTGTCAGCGGTTGGAATGTTTTTCTTTTTGCTATCAGTGCTAAATTCGCTAGAAAAATCAATAACCTTGATGCGTCTATGAGCATACAAGGCTTTGTATTTACTATCTACATAATTCTCTGGGATTGTTATCGTGATAGGGTCTGGCTGGCTATCGCTTGTGTCACCCTCTGGTTTTTCAGGCGTATACGTTGCAAAAGGTAGCACACTGGTATATGCGTCTTCAATCGTCTCATCTGTTTCAGCAGATAAGATGTTGCGACCATACTCTAGCACGGTTGGTGCAGTGCGTCCTAATTGCTTGTGCAGTCTGACTGTCATATTGTCAAACTCATACTCACCGCCCCAGATATCAAGGATAGAGCCTTCTACACCACCAAGAGCAAGACGGGCATTAGTAACCTTGTCAATACTTAATTTAGTAGTAGCGTCTGTCCAAATATCAGACCATACATCAAACCGATAGTCACCAATTAGTGCGCCCCTCCAAATAGACAGGGCATTAAGTGCAGTGCCGTTTAAGATCGTGCCATTTCTAATAGCCATGTATTCCAGCTTGTGCGAGATATGTTGACCGTAGATTTTAACGATGTTACTGCTATCTTTGACGATGCGAGAGATTTCGAACGTCTGATTTTTGGTGCGTAGCCCAGCATCAGCTTTCAGCTTCATCTCTTTTTGCAAGATTGAGACCATAGGGTCATTGACGGGAATTTCTGCGTAAAGCGTATAATTCCCGTTACGCTCCCTTGTGACTGTACCTTTTGTTACGTTTAGCTCACCAAGGCCATACGTGTCAAAGGCCGTCTCATTTTTATTGAATAGTATAGGCCTCATAACTTAACCCCCCAGTTCGGGATCATAAACACTTCAAAATTGCCATCCCAACTAATCAAGTTTCTTCCAGCGTCCAGATAAGGCATTTGGAATTGTGGAGACCTTACAACCTTATCCCACGCTGGCAATCTATCCTTAAATACTTGGTTAGCTTGCATATCAAGCGTTATCTTGCCTTGTACGTCTCGCAACTTAGTTTTACGACCATTGATAGTAAGCGTGCAATCACCCGAACCGACAAGTGTGATGATAGGTTTTGCGTTGACATTGCCTAGACCGTTAATGGTTGCACCGTTCGAAAGTGTTTGAGTCGCACGGCCTTGCTTGTAGAATTTGACTGGATAAGTCAAAAAGTTAAGTTTGACCTTGCCAAACTGTCGCATGATGCTTGCGATTTCAAAACTTTCAAGATAAGCAGAACGATAGATAAAATCTTTATCCCACGATAGCGTCATATCTTTGTAGCCTTCTACATTAAGCCAGTTACTGATATCACCTTCAATATCTGACAACTTCAAGTTAGAGGAGATAGTGCAAGGCAATTCCAGAGTGACTGATTTTAGGCGATTGTTAGATAGTAACAAGTCACCATCTCGACCAGCTACAGATACTGTTGAAATATCTTGGCCAGTGGAATTGATTACATAATCACTTGTGACACGTAAGCCAAATCTACTACTATCTGTGCCATTAAAATTAAATGTACTCATTAAGCCATCTTACCTCCTTCTAAATTAGTGTAGTATGCCATTTCACGTAGAAGCCTACGCATATTATCTGGGCTAAAGAAATTATCGTTAGCAGTTCCGTTAGCGTTGAGTGTGTAGTTATTAGTAACGCTTGAATTAGACACGCTACCAGCCCCAAAGCTAGGACTGATTGAACCAGTTAGACCCAGAGCGCTCTCTGGAGTGAATGATACACGGTCAGCAAGAGCCTTGCCAGCATCTATCACATCCTTACTTAATCCAGTCATGCTATCGTCTACGTAGTAGCTAAACTTTTCGATACCGATTGCCATACCTTCTGGGATTGCTCGTCCGATTTGGTCACGGAAAACTTTGGAAGGTGAGTTGATGCGTAGGGCAGAACGTGCAGCACCTACCGCAGCACTCGCTATGGATGCGGCTGCACTTGCTACTGATCCAGCCATAGCATAGATACCAGCACTTAGACCTTCACCAATCGAGAGACCAGCACTGTACGCACCACCAAACCCACCTTGAAGATGAGCATTAGCAGTATGCTTCAAGCTAGAAGATGCACCGGCTACTGAACCACCTCTTGAAGAAATTCCACTAGCTAGACCGCCTCCGAATTGTCCACCAGCACTACGACCATCTGAACCAAGGGAAGCCACGCTCTGCTTGGCAGAGGACTGCAATCCTCTGGATGATGTACTTACTTGACCTTGTTTTAGTCCGATACCAAGAGAGATACCTCCCCCAAATTGTTGCCCAGCAGTCATACCTTTAAGAGACATCGATATCATTTGGCCTGCGGCTGCAAGCGTCATGCCAAGACTGGCACCCGTTACTGATCCTTGCGATGAATTGATACCAGTAGAGATACCACCACCAAAATTAGACCCAGCAGTTTGTCCCTCACCAGCCAGTGTACTCATAGCACCAATAGCGGTTGATTTTATAAAATCACTAGCCGTCTGTACGAGTGGAGAGCTTTCTGAAATACCTTGGGCATAATTTCCGCTCACTTGAGCACCGCTATATTTAGCCTCTGTTGGCAAGTTGTTAAATGCTTGCTTAGATGCTTCTGTCATTTCAGACGATGCTTGTGCTACATCCTCCTTGCCGGCACGAATACCATCAGCGGTTTGTTTTGGAATTTCTCTAGCTTTTACATCAAAACCAGCTTCTGCTAGCGCATCTCTAAACTCGTTACCAATAGCAGTTACCATTGCTTGTACTTCTGGGGCAAGTTCCACGCCAGTAGCACGGATACCACGCAAGAAGCCTTCTTTTGCTTTATCTCCTGCCTCTGTCCACTTGCCGTTTAATGCTCCTAATTGTTCGTCAGAGGCATTCACAAGGGCTTGTGTCTGTTCTGCCATCTTAGGCCCAGCTTGTCGCATCTGTTCGATAAGACCTTGATCTAGTCCACGTTGTGCCAAAATCTCAAGGTTCTGTGACCACTTGTCCACTGCGTCAATATTTTGTTGCAAGTTAGCAGTCATCTGCTCTGCAGATAAGGCAGTCTGTTGCTCGATAGCTTGGAAGGCGTTCTGTACATCGCCTTTGAGAGCTTCATACTGGGCTCTCATGTCTTCAGCTAGCTTGCGCTGTTTCTCGTCCATCGTATCCCATGACAACTTCATGCGACCAGAAGCATCTTCAACCGCTTTAGCTTGTGCTTCGTTAGCACTAGCGATTATGTCTGTGGCCCGTTGCTCGGAGTCAGCAAGTGATTTCTTGCTTTCTTGAAGAGACTTGATCGTTTTTTCGGTTTCTTCATTGATCTTATTCCGGTACTCTTCTTTTTGAGCGTTGGATAAAATGCTAGTGCCGTATTTGCCCTCTGTATTATCAAGTTTCTCTAATTCTTCTTTTTGCCTCTTTTTGGCATCTGCGATCTTGTCATCGACTTCTAGCCGTTGTTTGGCAATCTCTACAAGTCGTTGGTTCGCTGCTTCTGCCTCTGCAGATTGTTTTGATATTTCAATCTGCTTACGGATAGCATCTGCAGTCATGTTGATTGTGCCAGTGGCTTTGTCGTAAGCGATATTCAAGCCGTCAATACGTGAGTTAAGTATTTCAGCCGATGAGGCAAGCTCTTTTTTCTGTGCAGCGGTCTTATTCTCAACTGCGCTTAGTTCTTCAATCTTCTTGACTAAGCGCTCGTTATCTTCTGCTGTGGCCTTGATTTCACGTCTGCGATCTTCGTAGCTTTCATTACCATTCTTGACGCTATCGTTTAGGTTTTTGATTGATTGTTGATATTCTTCCGATTTGGCTTTAGCTTCCTTCATAGCTTCGCTATCTTGCGATAATGCAGAAGCTAGACCGACCAAAGCACCAATCACTAGGAAGATACCGCCCGATGACAGCGTGGCTAGAGTTCCGGCTAGACCAGCGGTTGCACCTTCTGCAACTAGCGAGGTACTAGCCAAGGTTGTCAGAGAGGTTACAAGGTTACCGATTAGGCCACCAATCCCCTTAATGATCGCAAGGCCAAGCATAGCGCCTTTAAAGGCTAGGATTGCTACGACTGCACCACCCAAAGCACCAAGCAATGGGTCTAAGATAGGTTTAAAGAAGCCTAATACCTTAACCGCACTCTGCATGACTGGGGTCACTGCTTTAATTGCATTGACGATAGAAGCAAACACATTGTTGACAACTGTCTTGATACCGTCCAAATTCTGGGCGATGCTCTTGCCAGTTACAGCCTTGCTCATTTTGTCAAAGGCATCAATCACGTTAGCAATTCCCTTAGCTACGGCATTTACGATGTTTCCGAATGAAGTACGGATACCCTCACTGTTTTTACGAGCCATTTCGGCAAAACCATTAGTGCCTTTGTTAAGTTCAATCAGACGCTTGCTAAAGTCTTGGAACGTGATTTGTCCACTTTGTAATGCTGCATAGAAGTCTTTTTGAGCCGATGCACCGGCAAAACCAAAACTTTCAGCGGTTTTCTGCAAAGCATAAGGCATGGTCTCTTGCAATGTCTTCCAAGATTGCATATCAACCTTACCAGCAGATAACATCTGGGTATATTGTTGCAAACCACGACTGGCATCTTCTGTAGATGCACCAGAGGCCAAAAACGCATTATTTAGAGCGATTGTTAACTTGGTAGATGTCTTCAAATCGCCAGTCATAGAGGTTAGTTTTTGAGTGGTTGCCACAACTGTATCTAGTGTTGTAGGCAAGCCCTCAATGCCCTCTGATAGCGTCTTAGTGGACTGCGCTACATCCTTGGACGAATGCCCAAGGGATTGCATGACCTTCGGAAAGCGTTGTAAGGTGTCAAAACGATCAATAGCCTTGTCCAGTGATGCAGTGACTAAATCAAGGCCAGCGTTAACTGCCTTGAATGCAATAGCACCGGCTGAAAAGTTCTTGATGCTTTCCTTTAACTTGTCAAATTTATTAGCGCTTTGTTGGGCTTGATCTGCACTGCTTTTTACAATGTCTTTAAATTTGACAATACCGCCCCCGCTTTGGGAAGCAACTTCTCCAGCTTGTCGGATTAAATCAGCGCTTACCTTAAAGCCATTACCACTAGTTTTAGTTATTGTGCTTGCTTCTTTGACTTTTTCTGCAGCATCCTTGAAGGCATCGCCACTGTTTTTAGTTAGTATTCCAGCTTCTTTAACTTTAAAACTTGCAGTCTTAAAATCATCACTACTGCTTTTGGCCTTAGTTCCAGCGGTCTTCACTTTCTCGCTTGCACTCTTGAAGCCATCAGCGCTATTTTTGGCACTGTTGCCAGCTTCCTTCAATGAGTTGCTAGCATTTTTAAAACCATTAGAGGAGCGTGTTGCGTCTGACTCTAGCTTTTTTAAATCACTAGCCAGAGCAGATAGCTTATTACCATTGACTTGCACGTCAATGACTATTTTTCCGTCTGCCATCTATTCCTCCTCCCTATCTAATCTATATTTGTTTTGTAATTTACGCATATTCGCCTTGTAGTCTGCCGGATCGTGTGGTTTCGGCTTCCAGTCTCTTATCTGTATCAAGCGTGCGACTGGCGTATTATCTGGCATTCCATTTAACAATGCAGAAAATTCTTGCCATGTCATTTTCCCTTGTTCTTCAAAAAGATTGATACCATAGGCCATCCTAAAACTAGCGTAGATGTCGCTTGCGTCTTCTTCGATGTCTAGCAATCTTACCTTGTCTATCTCTTCCTTTGGTACGGGCATAGGATTGCCATTTCTATCAAGTACGGGCTTTTCTTTCCGTGTCTTGATAAAATGCTCGTCTATGTATTCCCAGACGGTAAGAAAGGTAAGAGCATCTGTGATATGTTGACCGGTCATGATTTGTACTGCCACTTGGAATTTTTCCAATTCATTTAGCAAGTCGTCGCCAAATACCTCAAAGACATCTAGTACCGTGTCAAAAGAGCAGTCGATATCATACTCTATTCCATTCAGCTCAAAGCTATTTAGTAGTGGCTCATTTAGTTTCATGAGCGTGCCCTACTTTTTTGTTTTGCGTTTTTTCTTCTCTGATTTTTGGAGATACTGACTAGTGCGTTCATTAACCTTATCAGCACGCTCTTTCTGGATCTTCTCTAATTCTTTGGCCACAAGTTCATCCACTTGTTCAAGCGCATCACCAAGGGCTAAATAGTCTGGATATTTTTCATATAGTTTGGCAAAAGTTCCATCCCCAAAAAACGCATCATACTTGATTTCAAGCAGTTTCTTTTCCATTTCAATCGCTTGCTGTGCTACCTTGGCATCAATAACACCCTCTTTCACATCGTCAAACTCACCATTTTGAGAGCGTTCCACAAGCTCTTTCTGATACTCGTTAAAGCGTTCAGTGATTGTCTGTGTCACATCTGCGAATTTCACTAGTGCCTCTGTCGAAGTGTCAAACCAAAATTCAAAGTCTCCGATTTTAATTGGAAAACCAGAGCGTTCAATGTTAATGTTAATAGTCATCTTTAAATCTCCTTTCAGTACAAAAAAAGAGCGCTACCTGAACAGATAGCGCCTCGATAGGGAATTATCCCACAACTGCGGTAGTTTCTGGAAGCGTATTATAAGAGATTTTGCATCCAAATTCTTCGTAGTCTGCAGCAGCACCAGAACCCGCTTTAATATCTGAAACAGTAGCAATACCCACTGTCTCATTCTTGTTGTCAGCATCTACAACTTTATGCCAAACCAAACGGTCATTACCAAGTTTGTATTTGAGCCCAGCGATGTGTTTCATTGCTGGGTCTTCTTTGTCGTAAGTGCCTTTAAAAGTGTAAGAGCCTTTTACAGAGGTAACTGTTGTTTCTTCTGTACCGTCTCCATCATAGTAAGCTACAGAAGTAGTAGCCTCATCTGTGTCGTCCGTTACGTCTTCAATCCATTTAGCCAATTCCAAGTATGCAGATTTCTCTGGCTTTTGTTTTGGATCAGTAACGGGTGCGATAAAATGCCCACGTAGGGCGTTTTTAAAACGTGCCATATTTTAGTTATGTTCCTTTCATTTTGAAAATACTGTGATATTCGCTTGAATATCTTGTAAATAGATGTAATATCCTTGATCGTCTCTGTCGTTCAAGAACGGCATAGCAACCACTAGGTTTTCAAACTCATACGAGCCATTTTTACTAGGCAATTCCAGGTTAAACTCTGACAATGCCTCGTTAATAGCCCAGATACAAGTGTTTGCTTTATTGTGACTTTTGGTCTTGATAGCAATTTCAAAAGGCAGTGTGACATCTTTTGCCTCATCCATATAGAGCGTATTGACTTTGCCACCAGCGAGTGGATAGCATACTAGGCTTTCGTCCTCGTCCAGATAGTCCATACGACAAGGGATAGGAAGATTGAGCGTATTGATAAAGTCGTTGAGTTGTTGCAAAAAGTCGTTTTTCCCGATGTTTTTCGTCATAGACCCATAGCCTCCTTACCTTTTTCTGCCCACCTGCTACCATACATAGCGGTAGCCTTTAAATCCCATCGCTTGCCAGTGCCAGCGGTTGTGTACTTGCTAAAAGTGAAACTGCGATACTTGTTATAAGCAGACCCGTAGAATTGCGCTCTCGCATATACCGTGTTGTAGATAATCTTGTTACCCGATACGTGGGCAGAACCTCTCAAAGCACCGCCAACAGAAGGGCCTCTATATGGAACGAATTGCTCCATATCTAGCATCGCTTGGTTAGCTATTGCGTATTCTGCCTTTTTAAGACTAGCACCAGACACTTTTTTGTTAGCACCGCTCAAATCAACCTTGATAGTGATGCCCATTAGATCACCTCGATTTCGTAAGTTAAAATACGCTTATTCATAGGGTGTCTGTTTGGGATAATTCGACTAATAATATAGGCTTGATTGTCCACGATCAACTGACCGTCAATGTATGATGGGTCAATCTCTACATTGCAGTAGTCCGTATCAATGTATAGGACACCTACGTAGTTAACCGTGCGGTTCTTACTTGCACCAGACTTCTGCGACTGTACGTGATTTGTACTTTGGTCAAACCGACAAGGGCTTATATACAAGTCCTCGCTAAACAATTCAGCGCCCCACTCGTCCATACCTACCCGCTTCTTGATGATAGCTTCATCTACTAGCATTCGTTTATCGATCATAGCAGACCCCACTATAAGTAAAACCAGCCATATTCAGCCAGTTTTCAGCGTCAAGTGATAAGTTATACCGCTTGCCAGTGGAAGCGTTCTGTGAGCTATTCTGATAGCTTACAGTAGTACGCCCGACAGTCACGCTTGCAAGTGATTGCTTTTCTTCTGCAGTCATCACACCAGTGCGTTCTAAATATGCAATCTGGTTAGCAACTGCATTCTTGACTGCTTGTTTGCGTGGTTCAAAATCGCTGTCAAATTCTCTATATGCGTAGAAATTGCGAATATACAAGTTGACAGTCATTTCTGCTCGCTTGTATAATTCGTCAAATCTATCTGTCACATCAAATCCCAAGTCAAGGTATTCATCGTAAGACAAATAGGTCATAATCATTCCCCCTTTAAAATTAAAAGAGGCTGACTATGCTCCAACCTCTTCTGTCTCTTCTTTTTTGTTGTCCACCCGTACAAAAAACGGGCTTAGTTCTGGATGCGAGAGCTCTCCTTTGGCATTAAGCTCATCTGCTGACTTGACATTCATGTCGTATTCAACATCTTTGTCATAGTTTTGCTCTTTGCCGTCGATAAGAAATACGACGTTTGATGTAGCTTTATATTTAGCCATTTAGTCTACTCCTCCTCGGTACCTTTTTCTAAAAGGGCTGTAAGATCCTTTTTAGTAACTTTCCCCTCTGGAAGTGGGATAGAACGCTCTTCGAGAAGGGCTTTCAATTCATCCACGGTCATTTTATTGTAAGGGTCAGAAACAGAGTCTTTTTCCTCTTTCTTCTCCTTGAACCCATCAGCAATCAATTGAATTTCAAGTTCACTTCCCTCTTGAACAGTGTAGACTTGATTGTTTTTCTCGTACTTCTTCATGTTTCACCCCCTATTAAGCTGATTTATGAGATACATAGACACCGTCTTTCTTAGTCTCTAGGACAAAGAGGTCATGATACAAACGGTTTTGATACAAGTATCCGTCACCTTCTGTATGTTGACCAGGTGCGAAAAGATAGATTGAGTTGAATTTAGCCTTTGCGATAACTGCTGGCTTAGCAACGATCAAGAAATTGATATCTTTACCATCTGACGCTTTGACAAAACCTGTCGTAAAGTCAAACTTAGTCTTGAAACGTGCATCATCCCAAACTTCGATGATTTGAACTCCATCAAGTGAAGTGACACGGGTGTCAATGCCTTGAGGTGATGTAGTAGCGATTGAGCGTGTGAAATCTTTAGAGCGTTCTAGGAAGTCCATTACTTCACTTGAAACGTACATAACGATATTTTGGGCGCCGTATTTACGAACTGGCAAAAGGGCAGCTTTCAAGCGTGTGTAAATATTCACTTCTGACAAGTCAGTTTCAGACTTGAAGTGTGTACCTGTGATAGCTTCTGTTGCAAGTTTAGAGAAGCGGTAAGCGTCAACTTCTGGAGTTGCGTGCTCAGTGATGAATGTGTTAGATACGTTAGCAGCTGAAAGTTCTTGGTTTGTTTCGTCTACGTCTGCAGAGTCTACAAAGAACTCAACGTCACGGTCAAAACCGAGAGTGTAAACTTTCTTGTCGTTTGAAACTGTACCAGCATTGTAACCCTTAGAGCGTGTGTGTGCCTTATAACCTGTTACAGAAATTGTAGGTAATTCGAACGACTTAGCGCCTAACCAGTTTACTTGTGGTGTTTCCAAAATGCTTGTAAGGGCACCTTGCATCAATTTCTTTTCAAAAGTGCCCTCATGTTTAGTGATGTAGTTAATTGTCATTGATTATTCTCCTATCAATTTGTTAGTCCTAGAGCCTTCATAAAGGCATCTTCTCGATTTGTTTCAGCCGTTGGGTTGCCTCCGACTGAAAACGTCGGCTTCTTCTCCTCAGCTTGCTCTGTGTGACCAAATTGAGGATATTTCTGCAATACTTGGCCGATAGCATCCTCAATAGATACCTCATCTGTTACCAAGCGAGCAGATAGAGTGATGACATCGTCAACAGACTCAGCATTTACTCCTAAAGTCAGAGCTGACAGTTTCGCTTCCAGGTTCTTTTTGTCCGACAAAGCATGTTCTAGCTCTTTCTCTTTAACAGCAAGCGCCTCTGACTGTTTCTCGACCTCGCTCTTTTGTGAGTCCTTCCACTCTTTGAGTTGTTGGAGTCCTTCCTTAGCACTCTTGATGTCTTCAAATCCTAGGCTTTTGAAGATTTTTTCTTGTGCTTTCTTGGACTCTTTAGCGACAAGGCCAGTCACTTCTTCCTGAGTGAATGTCTTGATAGATTGCTCTTGAGTTTGTGACTCAATGGTTTCTCCAGCATTTACTGACTGGTCAGTTTGTGTTTGAATGTCTTCCGCCATTCTTAAATTCCTCCTAAAATTAGGTATTATCTTCCGTTCTTTACCGACTGCGGATAAAGTCAAGCAAAAAACCGCATCGAATTCGACACGGTTTATAGCAATTTACAGTGATTTATAGCAGTCTATTCCTGCAAGTCAAGACTCTGGATCACCCCTAATCTTTAATGACCCGATTTGAGACTTTAGTATAAACATCCACGTAAGTCTCTTTCTTGTCGCCATTATGCGTAACTTCCGCATAATCGCCACACTTTTCATCAGACTTAATTCGATTAGTGCTTACAAGAGCTTTCCAGTTTTGTAGGGTCTTGCTAAACCAAACTACAAAACAGTCTTCTACTTTGATTTCACGACCTGATAGGCGCGAAAATTCTTGTGATGCCAATTGTTTTGCTTTTTCTAACATTTTTTATTCCTCCGTTTTTTCGTATGTTTCTGCAAAAATATCAGGCTTGCATGGATAAAACTCACCCTGCACGCCTTTGATGATATAATCACCTTCGGTTGCAATCATCAATCCTTCAAGTGTTTCTATTTTTAAAATTGGATTATCTAGGTCAGCATAATCAATCCGGACTGGATCTAATCCTAATTCTGACAATTTTAAAATTG